ACTATTATGTGATAACACGTGGCTGTGGATGATGACAGGCACACCTGCAGCTCAGAGTCCAGTAGACGCATACGGACTAGCAAAGATGGTCAACCCTACAGCAGTTCCAAGATATGGTAGTACATTCAGAGATATGGTTATGACGAAGATAACTAACTTTAAGTGGATACCGAAAGCAAATGCAACAAACACAGTGCATAGAGTTTTACAACCTGCAATAAGATTTACAAAAGATGAGTGTCTTGATTTACCAAACATGACATATGTAAAACGTGCCGTTGAACTTACCCGACAACAAAAAAAGTATTACGAACTGTTAAGAAAAAGGTTGGTGCTTGATATAACGGGTGAACAGGTAACGGCAGTCAATGCTGCAGTGGGTATGAACAAGTTACTACAAATATCGGCAGGTGCAGTATACACAGATGATGGTGAAACATTAGAGTTCGACATCAAACACAGATATAAAGTATTAAAAGAAGTTATTGACGAATCCAGTCAAAAGGTTCTTATTTTTGTGCCTTTCAAACATGTGATAGATATATTAACAGATAAGTTACGTAACGATGGCATATCTACAGAGGTAATTCAGGGCAGCGTGGGTGCAACAGCACGTACAAACATCTTTAGACAATTTCAAGAAGCATCGAACCCACGGGTATTAGTAATACAGCCAGCATCTGCAGCACATGGTGTCACGTTAACAGCAGCCAACACTGTCATATGGTGGTCCCCCGTCAGTTCGTTAGAAACATATGCACAAGCAAATGCACGTGTACACAGGTCTGGACAAAAACACAAGTGCACTGTCGTCCAGCTACAAGGTTCTGACGCAGAAAAACACGTTTACAGACTATTAGATAGTAGAATAAACATCCACACAAAAATTACTGATCTTTACAAAGAAATACTTGACTAAGTAATATATAACCACTATATATAATGTATCAGTATCATAAGGGAGAATAATATGACTGAAAACGACAAAGTGTCGGTAGATAAACTGACTGGAGCTTTCATAAAAATAAGAAACGCACGTGCCGTTTTATCTGCTGAGTTCAAAGAAAAGGATGCTAAACTTGTTGCACAACAAGATAAAATCCGACAAGGACTACTCGACTATTGCACAGAGCAAAATGTTGAGAGTGCTAGAACTCCTGAAGGATCGTTTTTTAGAACGACTAAGACTAAATTTTGGACAAGCGATTGGGAATCCATGTATGAATTTATCATGGAGCACAAAGTCCCTGAGTTTTTTGATAAACGTCTTAATCAGACTAATATAAAGCAGTTCCTCGAGGAGAACCCCGATCTGATGCCCAAAGGGTTGAATCAAGATACGGAATATTCAATAGTAGTGAGGAAGAAATAATGGTAGGAAAATACGTACCAATCGAAGATGTGGCGAAGCACTTCTCTGTCTCCATATCGACAATCCGTGCATGGGTTCGTCAACAAGATATACCACAAGATACTTACATAAAAGTAGGTAGCACTTATAGGTTTAATATTGACGACGTTGCCAATGCACTAACTAAAGCAGAGAAGAAAAAAGAGGAACCTGTGCTCATAGAGGCAGGTACTGTTAATTTTGATGATGACATATAAGGGAGATTTAGCATGTCAAATAATTTAACTATGAACTATAATATTAGTAATGTAGAGGCAATGTGGCCTAGGATAAACCGTACGTATAAGTACGATACAGTCGAGCAAAGGTCAGTTCCTTGTAATCCGACTGATGAAGGGTCTGCATATACATTGCAGTTTCGCATGACAGAGGAGCAAGCCAAGGCTTTATATAAGCAGATGAAGTTAGCTTATGACTCTAAGAAAGAAGCAAATTGGCCTCAAAAATTTGCTATGCCATTTAAGAAAGACGAAGATGGTACATATACTCATAAGGCAAAATTAAAAGGTTCTTATGATAATGAGCCTACAAGAAAACCTGCACACTACGATGCGAAAGGTGTTAAACTACCCGAAGATTTTATGTTGACAAATGGAAGTATTGTTAACGTGGCTGTAGTTTGTGTGCCGTATAATGTGCGTGATAACGGTGTATCACTAAGATTAAGAGCAGTGCAAGTTGTTGATCTTAAACCTATGAAGGAAGATAATCCGTTTGACGTTGTTGATGGGTTTGAGGCTAAAGATGAAGTCAAAGCCGAAGAAAATCCGTTTGACGATGAACCCGTAGAAGCACCTAAAAAGGTAGCTAAAAAACCTGCTCCTGCACCAAAAGAAGATGCAGAAGATTTGGCATCTATAGTTGATAACTGGGACGATTAGTCTCTAACTAATCTGCTCTGACGGTAGTCTCCTTTCCTACGTGGCAGGTTAGGGCAGTAGCCACCACTCTTTGTTGAATTGGGGTGGTGGCGATTAACTATATGATGGATGATATGGAAACAGATGTATTTTTAAAAAATGTATTAGCAGACGATGGTCTTTATGCCTTGTTAGCTATACGATCAAGCGACGATCGCAGGGTGCAGAAATTTTATCCTACTATCGGACATTTAATTGACGGAGCCGTTGCTTTTGATAGTAAAGGTTACGACTCTTATTTTGGATTAGCCACATACGATAAAGATGGCTCTAGGAAAGCAGATAACGTAAAAGAACTTAAATCTTTTTTCCTTGACTTAGATTGTGGTCCAAGTAAAGACTACGCTAATCAAGGCGATGCTATAGTTGCATTACGTAGATTTTGTAAAGAATTAAAATTACCTAAACCTTTAACTGTAAACTCGGGTAGAGGAGTGCATGTCTACTGGGGTTTAACTGAAAGTGTAGGTAAAGAAAATTGGCTACAAGTTTCGCGGGTACTGAAAGCTAAGTGTACACAGCATAACTTGTTAGCAGATGTAGCCGTGACTGCTGATGTCTGTCGTGTATTGCGTATACCTAAAACGCACAACCATAAAACAAACCCACCAACGGAAGTAACCTTCTTCGGGTTTGATGTACCACCACTAGTAGATTTTGATGAGTTTAGTGAATTACTTGGTAATGAACCTATAGAGATACCTAAAAAGTATGTGCGTAATGATGACAATTTTGTAAGTGATAAAGAAAGTGTATTCTTAGATATTGTAAATAAAACAAAGGCAGGTAAAGGTTGTGGTCAGTTAAAGAATATAATTAAGAATCAACAAGAGATAAGTGAGCCTTTATGGAGAGCAGGTTTATCCATAGCTAAATACTGTATAGATGGAAAAGAAGCCACGCATATCGTATCCAGGCATCACTCAGATTACACACCAGAAGATACTAACAGGAAAGTAGAAGCTATAAAAGGACCGTATCTGTGTAATACGTTTGATGAATATAGTCCCGAAATATGTACTAATTGTATTCATTGGGGTAAGATAAAGTCCCCTATAGTTTTAGGTCAGAGAGTAAAAGAGGCTACAGAAGAAGATAACATAGTGGAAGCACCTGCGATAAATCTACCGAACTCTCCAACAAATACATATACAATACCTGCATATCCTAGACCGTATTTCAGAGGTGCGAACGGAGGAGTGTACATAAGGACTCGTAACGCAGACGGAGATCCTGATGAAAAGATTATATATCACAATGATTTATATGTAGTCAGAAGGCTACGTGATGTAGAAATTGGTGAGGCTATCGTTATGCGATTGCATCTACCGAAAGACGGAGTAAGAGAGTTTACTCTACCACTAACTGCTGTTACATCTAGGGAGGAGTTTAGAAAGTATATGTCCATGCAAGGTGTAGCAGTTACAAAAATGGATGAGCTAATGCAGTACACAACAACATGGGTCAATGAACTACAAGCCAATAGTGTCGCAGATCAAGCACACAGACAATTTGGTTGGACTAGTGAAGATTGTGAGTCTTTTATACTGGGTAACCAAGAGATATTTAAAGATAAGGTTGAGTTTAACCCTCCATCTACACAGACAGCAGGATTGTTCCCGTCTTTTGAGCCACGAGGCACTATGGAGGACTGGAAGAAAGCTATAAATTTTTATAATAAAGATGGGTTTGAGCTACATCAGTTTGTAGTCGGTACGTCATTTGGTTCTCCATTGATGCAGTTCTCACCCATAAATTGTGCAGGATTACATATATACAGTAAAGATTCGGGCGTTGGTAAAACTACAGCCATGTCTGCTGCTGTATCTGTTTGGGGTAGACCTGATGACTTAATAATACATGAAAGAGATACATATAATACAAAGATGAACAGAGGTGAGATATACCATAACTTACCGTTATATATGGATGAGTTGACTAATACACATGGGCGAGAATTAAGTAATATAGCTTATCAGCTAACGGGTGGTAGACAACGAGGTCGTATGGCTAGTGGTAGTAACACAGAAAGACACAGAGGTGAATCGTGGAGATTACTTGCCGTTACCACTGGTAATACAAGTATGATAGAGCGTATAAGTATTACAAAAGCTATGCCAAAGGCAGAGGCACAAAGAATATTAGAGTGCCGTGTAAAGCGTATGCACTTTGAAACAAAAGAAGAAACTGATGTGTTTAGCACAGCTTTACAAGAGAACTACGGACACGCAGGTAAAGAGTATGTCCAGTACCTGATGAACAATACATCTTCTGTTAAGAAGTTACTAGGAGAGATACAACAGCGTGTGGATAAAAAAGCAGGTCTTACAGCAGAGAATAGATTTTGGTCTATATTAGTATCAGCAACAGTCACTGGGATTATGATAGCTAATAAACTAGGTCTTGTAGATTACGACCCTAAAAAAGTATTTGAGTGGGGCGTATCACAATTATCAGAGAACAAGCGTCAAGTAGAGGATATGAATGTATCTGTAGAAGAAGTGCTTAATGATTTTATACATGAACACTGGAGTAACGTGCTGTGGATAAAAAGCACTGACGATTTACGCAAACAACAAGATATAGATAAAGACTCTTTGATTATACCCGAAGCTGTACCAAGAGGTAAGTTAGTTGCACGATACGAAACAGATTTAAAACGTGCATACTTATTACCAAAACCATTAAAGGCTTGGTGTGGTGAGCAACAGATAAACTATAACTCTTTTGTGCACGATCTTACAACTAAGTTAGGAGCTACTAGATCTAAGATGAGATTGAGTAAAGGCACACATATGAATCTACCTGCAACATGGGTTATAATAGTAGATTGTTCTATAGAGAAGATAGATGGCAATACTGAAGAAGTATGACCTCAATCCCGACGGGGTTCGTATTGTAGTCAACTGGGATGACATGGTAGTAGGTTCCTCTGTGTTTATTCTCTCGATTAACGTCCAGGAAGCACTGAGTCAAATTAGAGATGTGATGAACGACAAGGGTTGGGAGTATCAAATGCAAATACGTGTGGAAGACGAAAAGCTAGGCGTACGTGTTTGGCGACTTACTTAGTCTTCATCGTACAATGACGCTGGAGACCATTCATCTCTTTGTGCCATTAGATATGCTCTTAATTTAGGAGATAAAGTTATACCTTTATCCATTAACAGAGAAGTCTTCATATGCATTCTCATAGATCTAAGTATAGAATCTGGAGTTATGGCAACAGAAGGAAATTTTCTGTTATACTCTAATATATCCTCTAAAATATCTTGAGTGTCATCACCCATACGAATTGCCACATAATATTTTTTAAGTAGTTTAGTGCTTTGGCTTACTATATCTCTATCTTGAGTTTTAGTAGATCTGTTCATTTCTTGTGTTTTTGTATATTCTGCAGGAGCAAACCCAAAAAATTGTGCCCCTGTCTCCCAAGCATTTAGATCATCATATATAACATCGCCACGTCTTGTTAGTATACCACCCTCTGTTGGGTACTTGATAGCAGCTTTATACATGTTACGTATAGCGGCTGGCACAAAATTCATACCTGCTCTTTCTAATTCACCCTCTTTTAAATCTTGTATACCCCTGTAAACTTGGTTAGCCATACTACCTGCAGGTCCAGTAAGTAATTCTCCCAACTGATCTGTTAAACTTGCATCAGGTTCTGAGTATGGATTTGCTCTAAACAACAAGTTAGATAAGCCAATACGTGAAGCTACATCTACACCACCAAAATAATTTATCGGACCTTTATAAGCTAATTCACCTATATATGTACGTAATTGTGTTTCTGCATCTTCTTCGTCATCATCTTTAAATAAATTAGTTATAAATAACGCTCCTCCTATTAAAGGCATACCCTGTACACCTGCTAATAAGAATGAAGACGTAAGTATTCCTGCCACTTGTTTCATAGCGGCTTTTTTAAGTTGTTTATTTTCTTCTGCTGTTAAATCAGGATCGCTAGCTTTTCTTATTGCATCTCTAGCACGTGTATACATAGTATAATACATCTGCATACCATAACCTTTATACATCATAGCTACTCTACCAATTCCTTGCTGAGCAATACCTGATGTGGTAGATAGAGTAGCACCACCGTTCATTTCTGTAGTTAAATATATGGCATTTTTTGCAGCGAGTTCTTGCTTTTCTGTAGGCGACAGGTCTTGTTCTTTAGAGTTTGGTTTTTTATTTAACCTATCTAATTCTAAATTATAAGCGGCAACAAGTGCTACTTGTCTATTCATTCTCTCCATATGATGAAAAGTCCATGCTGACCAAGCATTTATGGTATCCCAAGCAGTTCTTGTTTTTCCTGCAGACTCAATATTTAAAGTATCATAAAATAAAGATCGACCTAATTGACCATGATTTTGTGCTTGTACTATTAGTGGTATAATTTTGTTTAGTTGTTCTAATTTTTGTTTGCCATCTTGTGTTTTGTTTAATATGGCTTCTAAATCTTTTCTAACCACTAAGTTTGCACCATCAGCTTCAAAATAATTATCTATAGACACAGAGCCTTTGGCATCCACGTTGTCTCCGTTTAAAGTCTTCATCTTACGAGATAGACCACTACCTACAAACAATCTTGTAGATAATCCTAAAGCAGAATTAGCTTCTTTTAGACCATACTGCCCTCCGAGCACAGGATAGAACATGAGAGGTATTTGAGAGAAGTTAACTATAGCTGAAGATACGTTAAACCCAATAGTTCCTATAAATGCGAGTCTGTTAGCTAAAGATGCCATATGATCTGGTGGAGGATTTCTAGCAAAGTCTGCTCTCCTTGACATCTCTGCCTGAACTCTAACTCTTGATTCACCTTCTTTATCAAATCTAAACGCTTTAGTTTCATCTTCTAATTTTCTTTGTAGTTTTGCAATTTTTGCACCATGTAACATACGTGCAGTTTGTCGCCCGATATCAAAGCCTTTTTCTCTAAGCACTTCATATGCATCTTTTTTAGCACCTAATATACCTTCTCGTTTTTTATATCCTTTTGCAAAACTAGATTCAGGTAATACATCTATAAATAAATTTAAAATACCATCTTGTGTTGTTTGATCTACGTTAGATTTTTTAAGTAAGTCTATTACCTCTCCTACAAAAGAAGTAGGAGGCACATTATTAAAACTTGATGTTGTTACGTTAGTATAAGGTTCTATATTTGATGCTACTTTACCTTCTTTTAACTCGTTCATTCTTCTTAATCTAGCTTGAGAACCTTCAAAAGCTTCTACAACTAACTCTGTGGTTGTTGTGCCATCAGATTTTGTAACAGGAATCTCATAGCGTAACCAATAGTCACCTTTACGGAATAGAGGAAAATAAGGTCTAATTGCAGCTTTATCAAATATTTTGTTAAATACATCTTTTTTAAATTTGGAGAAAGTAGCTTGATCTGTTAACTCAGCCATTCTTGTTTCTAATACTTTTTTCAACTGTTCAAATTGAGTTTCGTACGCATTTTTAAGATTTATGTAATTTCTTACAGCATCTCCACCGAGTCCATAAAGTTTAGTTTTAAGTTGTTTATAAGTTGCTAGTTTCTCAGGATCGTTCTTATAAGTATCTTCAGGTGCTGTAGGATCTACACCCTCTATCGTGCTATCATGTATTACATCATTCCATGCTTCTAACTTACCACTCTTTTTAGCACTTACTATCCAAGGCTCTAATTTTTTTAATGTGCCTTCTACTTCTTTGTCAGCTTTACCCAACTCTCCTTCTAAATCTAATATGGCATCATTGATTTGCATAGCTGTGTTATTTCTTAATATAACTAATTTTTCTTGTATGGCTTTCTTTTCTGCATCTGTAGTAGCGTTGTTTAGTTCTTCTTTTAATCTAGCTATAGCTTTTTTATTTAACTCACCATTTTGATCTGAAACTGCTTTTAATGGCAGGGATCTTAGAGTCCATGCTTTTAATTTATTTGCCGCTTTACTGTTAAGAAAACTTGTTAATCTTTCTTGGAACTGTTGTTTAGTCTCTCCTGATTTTGTCTGTTCATATTTGTTAGCTATATAATCACCTGCTCTTTTTATTCTTTCTTTACCATTTAACAGTAGCAGTTCACCTGCATTTCTAAACTCAGGTGCAGGAGATAGTATGTCTTGTATTAACTGATCAGATTCATTTAGTGCAGTATTTATATCTTTAGTTTGCATACCAAGAAGTTTTCGTACAAAGTTACCAATGGTATTAAAAAATGTCTGTAACCCATTGGTATTCTTATAATTCATACCAGCAAGTTTTTGTTGGAACTCAGGGTTACTAAATGTTTCTGCTACAAATTCATCTAAGTTTTGTGCTCCGTAAGCAGTGTCTAACATACCTTTTACAGAATTAAATAAGACAGTTAGTTTTTTTACTTCTTGACTTGATTTATTTGCCAATGTTTCAGTCGTAGCCGCATGCGTCATCTCGTGTAGTATAACGTGAGAGTTGATGCCAGTGTCTGCGTCCAAGAATATTGTATTTGTTTTTGGATCAAATTTACCAGAAACTTCTTTACCTGAATTATCGGCTGTAAGATTATTTACTACTTTAACTTTGGTAGTGCCTGATACTTTAGACAATGCACGAGCTATTTGAGCCACACGCTTATTTGCAGTGGAATTACCTAACGCAACTAACGCTTCGTGTAGTTTACCTTGCGATAATAAACTATTGACCACAGGATGCACAGGTATATCAAGTCCATTGACAGCAGATGTTTCTATAAATTTATAATCTTTTAGGTTTACATCTTTTAATGGGTGATTTACGCCTTCAGGGAATGGTCCAAAAACCTCTTTTCCGTCTTTAACAAATACAATACCCTTTATTTCAGGAGTTGGATTTTTAGCATCAGGAGGCAGATGACCACTTACTACTTCGTTAGTGTTGTATATGACAGCGTTCGGTGCTGTGGCTTCTCTTTGTTCCTGCACTGTTTTTAAAGTTTCAGCCTTAAACGCATCACCTCTTCTACTTACACCCAAAGATACTAAGGCTTCATTAGAATCCATAGCTAAATAGTTATTAGCTTCTTTTTGTATAAGATCGTATAAAGTTTTATTTGCAGGCACAAAAGTTATGTTTGGTGTGCTTACTTCTTTCTTTTTAGGCTTTGTTCTCCTATCAAATCTAGGTATTGGTTTACCTGTTTCTGGATTTATAGGTACAATTTTTCTAATTTCTTTATCTGTATATCCAAGCTTTTTTAACT